GACGTTCATAGTCGGAGACGCACTGGAAGTCCTAGCGACGATGCCAGACGACTCCGTAGATTTGGTTTTGACGTCGCCTCCTTGAACCCTTCCTCGCGCTCCGTTCCTACCTGCCTGCGGATCATCCCGACAAGCATCTCGAAGGTGGCAGCCAGGCGACACCGGGCTTGTTCATTGATTGGCTCGTTGACGTGGTCGAAGCGTTGGACAGGGTGTTGGCGCCGCACGGTTCGATGTGCATCGAGCTTGGGGATACCTATTCCGGTTCAGGTGGCGCTGGCGGCGACTGGATTGAAGGGTCGGGTCAGCGGGTTTACAAACGAGGCGACGACATACCCGACTTTTCAGCGATGCCGAAACGTCAAGGTCAACAGTGGCCGCTTCCAAAATCCCTGACGCTCATTCCCGAGACGTTCCGCATGACACTGGTGTACGGCGTCAACCCCCACACCGGCCGACAGACCGAACCGTGGCGGCTACGTAATGTGATCCGGTGGGTGCGTCCGAATCCGCCGGTGGGTGCGTTGGGTGACAAATTTCGTCCTGCGACTAGCGAGTTGATGGTGTTCTGCAAGTCAGCGAAACGGTACTTCGACCTCGACGCGGTACGGGAACCGTACAAACACCCGAACCATCCGCAAGTCGGCAAACCACACATGGGCCAGAAAAACGCTGAGAAAGACGGCAACTGGGGCACGTTCCCGAACCGAACTGAGCATCCGGCTGGTGCTCCTCCGTTGGATTGGTGGAACATCCCCACCGCCCCTTACAAGGGCGCACACTACGCTGCGTTTCCGAAGGCGTTGTGTGTGAAACCTATCAAAGCGATGAGCCCGCAGCGGGTTTGTGTGGTGTGCGGCGAACCGGCACGGCGCATCGTGGAACCAACGCCAGAGTACGAAGCGAACAAGCTCCCGCCCGATGACCCCTGGAGAAGTGGACGAGCCACAAACGATCTCGGACAGTCGTCCATAAAGGTCGGCGGAACCACAGCAGCGTTCGCCACGCTCGGCTTCACAGATTGCGGTCACGACACCTGGCGACCCGGACACGTATTGGACTGCTTCGCGGGCACAGGTGTGGTCGGTGCGGTAGCGACAGGACTCGGCCGCGACGCCACACTGATTGATTTAGACTCACGCAACGTGGAGTTGGCTCGCGATAGGGTGGGTCCGTTGCTGTTCGAGGTGGTAGACGAACCGTGTATACTATGAGTGACACGGAAGGGGAGAGCATGAGAATGTACCGGACGGCCACACACCCAGACTTCCTAGCCTACGTAGTAGAGCCGGCGCTAGTAGAAGCAGGCTTGACAACCGAGATAGCCCCCGTGGTAGCCCAAATGATGGACGCCTTCGGGTGCTCAGCCGCAGAAGCTATCCGTAACATCAGGGTAGCGCTTGTCCAGGTGGTAGATTCAACCCATGCCTGACCTTGTGCGCTGTTCGTTTGTTATCGAAGGACCGCGGCGGCCTAGTGGTGTTGTCCTTTGGCGACGTTCGTGTAAACGCAGGACACCGAAGACAGGCCCATACTCTTACTGCTGGCAACACATCAAGGCGGACAGCGGTACTCTGGCTATCGAAGGACTAACCGATGCAGAGTCGGTAAAGTTTCTGTTAGCTATCGGCTGGGATGGTGACGATGCCTGACCTCTCGACCGAACTGAAACAACGAGCAGTAGACCTAGCCGTGTGGTGGGACTGCACAGAGGACGAAGCGTTGGAGCGGCTCCGCGACATGCTCATTGGTGAGACACCACCCCTCAAAGAGTTCTTCGGCTACTTCGATGAGGTTGCTGATGCCTGACCGTGCAGCTGCTGTCACCGAAGCCACCCGATAAGGTGTTCCCTTGGCTGCCGAAGACCCCCACACGATCCCGAAGACACTCCAGAAGTTGTCTGTCGAAATCGACTCGGTGGAGCCGTATGACAGGAACCCACGCGAAGGCGACATAGGCGCCATCTCCGAATCGTTGCTCATGCATGGCCAGTACCGGCCGATCGTTGTCAACAAACCCACCCGCCAAATACTCGCAGGGAACCACACCTGGAAAGCAGCCAAAGCTCTCGGCTGGACAGAAATCGCTGTGTCGTTCGTGGACGTCGACGACGAACAGGCCGCACGTATCGTCCTCGTAGATAACCGCACCAACGACCTAGCCTCATATGACGACGCGATGCTTGCTGGGATGCTGGAGGAACTTCAAGCCTCATCTGACTTGACTGGTACTGGTTACGACACCGCAGCCCTCGACGAACTGTTAGCCGATTTGCAGCCGCTCGAGTTCAAACGAGGCAGAGAAGGCGACGTCGCCGAACCACCCGAAGAACCTGTCACCAAACCGGGCGACGTGTGGCAACTAGGTGAACACAGGCTCGTGTGCGGCGACGCCACCCAGTCGGAGGAATGGCAACTGGACGAACCGTTCGATCTGTTGTGGACAGATCCCCCCTACGGAGTGAGCTACGCAGACAAAAACGCGTTCCTCAACGCAGCCGACAAAGGCAACAGTATCCAGACACCCATTCGGCTAGATCACCAGACACCAGAGGAGATGGCCGCCCTGTGGCTGGCTGCATTCACAGCGGCTCGGACACATGCTGCGGATCACGCCACCTATTACACGACAGGGCCACAAGGCGGCGAACTCGCGCTTCTGCTGATGACAGCTATTCGAGACGCCGGGTGGCAACTCAAACACACCCTCATCTGGGCCAAAAACGTTCACGTCCTCGGACGCCTTGACTACAACTACCAACACGAACCCGTCCTCTACGGCTGGAACAAGAAACACAAATGGCACGGAGGGTTCGCCACGTCCCTACTCCACCACCCGAAACCAGCGAAGTCGGACCTTCACCCCACCATGAAACCCGTTACTTTGATAGAAGACTGCATCGACAACTCCACCGGCATCAGCGGGCTTGTTGCGGACATGTTCGCTGGATCCGGCTCCACCCTCATGGCAGCCGAGAACACAGGACGTCGTTGTCATGCTGTCGAGATCGATCCTGGGTACTGTGACGTTATCGTGGAACGGTTCCGTAGCATCAACCCTGATGCACCCATCAAGCGAGAGCACCCATGAAGTGTTCAGCAAAACGCACCGACGGCAACCCGTGCAAAGCGCCAGCCATCCGCGGCGCTACAGTTTGTAGAGTCCACGGCGGTTCGGCGCCGCAAGTGAAGAAGGCCGCAGCGCGTCGAGTACTGGAAGCGCTCGTTGCCCCAGCCCTGATCCAGTTACGGAAGATCGTCGAGGACGAGAACACACCAACAGCGGTACGGCTCGCAGCGGTGCGGGACATTCTGGATAGGACAGGGTTCGCGTCGGTGAAACAGGTCGAAGTGTTCTCGCTCGATATGGTCGACGCCGAAATCCAGCGCCTCGAATCCGAACTAGCCGAATACGATGCTGACACAGCTACGTGAACTCCGTGAACTCACTGTCCAGGTAGGGGAACGCCGCGTCCGGCGCTGGTTGAACGATCCGGTGCGGTGGGTTGCTGATTGTGTGCGGTTCGACGAAGGGGAAGGGTTGACGGAGTATCAGGCTGCGGAGCTTGACGCGCTCGTCAAGTACAAGAAGGTGTCGGTGCGTGGTCCTCGTGGTAGCGGTAAGACGATGCCGGCTGCGTTGGTGTTCTGGTGGTTCGTGTGCACCAGAGAACTCCTCGGCGTGGATTGGAAGATTCCGTCCACGGCTGGTTCGTGGGATCAAGTCCGCTTGTACTTGTGGCCTGAGATCCACAAATGGTACCGGCGGATTGATTGGGACACTGTGGGTATTCCGAAGCCGCAGAAGGGCCGCGACCTCCTCACCTACCATCTGAAACTGGCGCATGGGGAGGGATTCGGGAAAGCCACCGACGACCCCGAGTTGATTGAGGGCGCCCACGCTTCGCACATGCTTGTCATCATCGACGAAGGCAAAAGCGTGGTGGACGGTATATGGGACGCCGTAGAGGGCTTCTTCGCTAGTCCCGGTGTGTATTACGCGTTTGCTCTCTCAACGCCTGGTGCACCTGTTGGTCGCTTCCACGATATTCACACGAGACGGCCAGGTCTCGAGGACTGGTATCCCATCAAGGTGTCGATAGAGGAAGCCATCGAGGGTGGACGGGTGACGGAGCAGTGGCGTTCTGACCGCGAGAAGCAGTGGGGTCCCGAATCGCAACTGTACCGCTGCCATGTGCTCGCGGAGTTCGCCGGCGAAGAGGACGGCACTATCCCGCTCGCGTGGGTCGAAGCTGCGATAGACCGCTGGGCCATGCCAGAGAAACCCGTATGCCGACGCCTCGGTGTTGATGTGGCGGACACTGGCAGCAACCTCACCGTCATCGCATTCCGAGACGGCGACTGCCTGTACCGGATTGATACGTTCAGTGACGGCGACGTGTTGGACCACGCCGAACGGGTCAAGGCGAGGGCGCAGCGGGGCACGCAGGTTGTCATCGACAGCATCGGGGTAGGCGCCGGCACAGCAGCAGCACTCAAACGGGTGGGTTCGTTGACGACGTTGCCGTTCGTCGCGTCGAAAGGCACGAAGAGACGTGACAAATCGGGGGAGATGCGATTCACCAACCTCAGAAGCGCAGCCTGGTGGAACCTCCGAGAACTCCTAGCTCCACCGTCCACGATTCAGCTACCGAACGACCCCATGCTCATCGGTGATCTGACAGCGCCGAGGTGGCGGGAGATGGCTGGTGGGAAAATCTTGATAGAGTCGAAGGACGACATCGGCAAGAGACTCGGCCGTTCCACGGATCACGCGGATGCCGTTTGTATGGCTTTCTGGGAGGATGTCACGTCGGAGCGTTTGGGTGTGTCGATGGTGACCGTATGAGTAGACTGCTGATAGAGGGAAAGGGCGTATGAACGTCTTCGACTGGATAGCGGTGGTGTTCGGTGTAGCCAGCGTGTGGATGCTTCTCTACGTTGGCCGCTACCGTTGGCGGCGAGCTTTCGTAGGCTGGGGCTGGTTGGTCCCTGTGGCTGTAGGGGTGTCGGTCGGCGTGTTCCTCAATACTATGGGTGCATGAAAGAGACGCGACTCGACCACCAAAGCGATCGAGTGCGGCCTTTCCAAGAAGTGCGACTGCCTGTGACGATCCGGGCAGCTAACCCGGCGCCCCTTCCCGACGGTTTTTTCGTCGGTACTCGACTGTCGGACCTCCCACACTCAGGGCGGCCCAGTCCAAGGAGTGACCGTTCGCTAGCATAGCCACATGAAGCATTGGCCGCTGTGGCTCTCTGCTGTCCTGTCGTTGGTTTTGGGGGTGTTGGTTGTGGTCGACGGGTTCCGCAACTACCGCCTATGATGCAGGGTGGATGCGAGTCCTAGGAACAGTCCGCTAAGGCACGCTAACGACAGGATGGTCGTTGCTAGACGCGATTGCGCAGCTTGCCAGAACGACGGGTAGCCCACCTTCGGGTGGGTTGCCTGTATGATGTGAACCGCGGGACTTTCCGGCGTAGCTCAAGTCCATGGGAGAGCGCCGACGGTTTGAGTCGGAGATGCGGGTAAGGCTGGCCTGAGGCCCGCCGCCGGTCGGTCCCCCGGAAGTCATCCCCTGACGTCGGGTTGCCTGTATGATGACCACCGATGGACCGAATGCTTAACAGCGGCTGGTACGTGGCAGTGTTCACCATCGCCGCAGTGGTGGCGTCCGTTGTCGCTATGGTGGTTCAATGACTTCTCGTCCTGACAACGTCTCCAACCTTTCCACCAGCCGCGGCGGTACGCTGCCCGAGTTGGGGCAGGAAACCTCGAACCGCACCCGTGGCACCCTGTGGGAAGACTTCGACCCCAAACTGTCAGGCGCGAAAGCAGCGAAAGTCTGGCGGGAGATGTCGTCCAACGACGCCACCATCGTCAGCATCCTGTTCGCCACCACCATGCTGGGCCGCGAAGTCGACTGGACAGTCCCGCAGGATATCGGGGAGGAGCAGGATCAGGTGTTTCTCCGCACCAACATCGCCGGTTTGTCGCATGCTTGGTCTGATTTCGTTGCCGCTGCGTTCACTGCGCTGCCGTTCGGATTCAGTTTCCACGAGACCGTGTACCGGCAGGACGACGCTGGGATCGTGTGGGACCGGTTCTCGTTCAGGCCACAAGAGAGCCTTTTGCGGTGGCTGTTCGATGCCAACAACCGGCAGATAGCGTTCGTCCAAGCGTTGTCCGGTGGTAGGGGTGTCGCTATCCCGCTCAGCAAGGGCATCTTGTGGAAGACGGACGCCACGAAACCTGAAGGCATCTCAGTGCTCCGCGGTTCGTATCGGAGCTGGTTCGCGAAGAAAGTCATCGAGGACATCCTCAACTCAGGTATCGAACGGAACCTGATGGGAATGCCGAAAGGTCTCATACCCGGCGAAGTCTTGAAAGCCGGTACAGGTGACGCCGAATACGATTCGTGGTACAAGGCCATAACGAGGGCGAAGCGGGGCGAGCAGCAAGGGTTCCTCGTGCCCTCTGACCGCGACGAGTCGGGCAATCTGATGTATGACGTCGAGTTGATAGCACCTGGCGGTAACCCAAGGTTTGAGCAGGTGCTGGCGGTGACGCGTTCGTATGCGGGGGATATGGCGTCTACGTTGATGGCGCAGTTCATCGGATTGGGCCGCGACGCTATCGGTTCCAGGGCGTTGGCTGAGCCGCAGCAGGAGTTGCATCAAACGACGGTTGAGGCTTGGCTGGATCAACTGGAGGACGTCCTGAATCGGCAGGCTGTCAGCGAACTGTTTCGGGTGAACGATATGCATCCTGATGTGTTGCCGAGGTTGGTGCATGGTCCGGTGCGGGATGTGGATGTGGCTGGTTTGATGGACGCTATTTTGAAGTTGTCGCAGTCGGGTGGTGACCCGTTCGGTGGCGAAGACGGCGAGGATTTGCAGCGTCAGGTGATGGGTTTGTTGGGGTTGGACATGCCCGAAGATTTGGGCGCTATCGCATCCGAATAGGTGTATACTGTGGGTAACGAGAGGAAAGGGGAATCGTGGACCTTCTGCTGACACTAGACGACGCCAACGAAATAGCGGATGCCATCGAGTACCGACAAGGCCACTTCGAGAACGAGGACCTCCGTACTTCGATTCTTGTTGTTGTCTTGAACTATGGGAGCAAGTACACCGCCGTGTCGTGCATCAACGGGGAATGGCAAGGCATCAAAGCGGACCTTATGCCACGAGACGGGGTGCCTCATTGCCCAAACGGCCACGTTTTGGTTGAAGTAGATGGCGGTAAACAGCTGGGGTTGGTTGACGCTCCTGCGTTCGGGGGCGGGGCATGACCGACCAGATGACAGAGGTAGTGCGGCGCCAAATCCGACGCGCTCACGAGTCGATGTTGGTTGACCGACGTGGCTGGACCGACAAGCAGTGGATAGCCGACGCTCGCCGACTGATGAACGAACCTGATGGGGCGATCACGTCGCTTGTGAACGGGCATGTGATGGCGATGTTGCGGATGCTTGGGGGCGACACGACAATCGCCTAGTCCTGTAGTCTGACAGCATGTCCCTACTGCTGAAGCAAACAGAACCTGAGTTCGCGCAGATACACCGAGTAGCCGACGCACTCACCCCCGATCTCCGCAAACGATTCCTGGCAGCACTTGAAACACTGAAGCGGCAGATACCGCTCGACACCCTCGCCGACTTGATAGACAAGGGCGCTGTTGGTGACATCGGGAACCTGATAGCGGGCCTGGACGTGGAGGTGCGTGGCCTCATCGAACAAGTGTCACGCAAAGCCATCCAGGGTGTAGGCGACGTGACCGCAGCAGGCTTCGGTTTGGACTTCGCGCTAGACAACCCCGCGGTCGTTCGGTGGATCAGCAGCAACGCAGACGATTTTCTTATCGGGTTCCAGGGTGAGACCCGCAAAGCCGTCACATCCATCGTCCGTCAAGGGTTCATTGAGGGGGTAGCTCCGAAGCCGATGGCCCGCCAGATACGCAGAGTCATCGGTCTCTCTGATAGAGACTCTGGTGCTGTAGACCGTTTCTGGCGCAAAATCAT